AACGCAACGGTGAACACGCAGCGTCATATACAGCATGTGGCGGAAATACCAAATGTCGTGTATAATCACCTGCTAGAGACACTAGGCCCGCCCGCCCAAAATCCAAAGGGCTGGAAGGCTTGGCTGAATAATAGCGAGAACCGAGACTTTAGAACAGGCGGCGGGAACGTATAATGGCAATTGCGACTTACACAGATTTGCAGACATCCATAGCCAATTTTCTGGCGCGTTCTGACCTGACCGCGCAAATCCCTGACTTTATTGCGCTGGCTGAAGCCTCTATGAGCCGAGAGCTGGAGACACGCAGTCAGGAAAAGCGGGCGACCGCAAACACTGTGTCGGGCAATGAATATCTATCACTGCCAACTGACCTGCGTGAGGTTCGCGAAGTAAAGCTAAACACATCACCGCTGACCGTGCTTAGATATTACAGCCCTGTCGCGCTAGATGAGCAGTACGCATCAGAGGGCGGCGGCAAGCCGAAGGGCTACAGCATTGTGGGCGACGAGATAAAGTTACGGCCAGTGCCTGACGCAACCTACGAAATGGAGATTGTCTACATTGGCTCAATTGAGGCTTTGTCTGCGACCAACCTGACAAACACAATCCTGAGCCGGTCGCCTGACGCCTACCTTTACGGCGCACTCGCTGAGGCTTATGCTTACCTTCTTGATGAGGCTAGGGCGTCTCAGTATATGGCTCGCTTTGATAAGGCTTTGGCACAGATCAAGGTTGACAATCAACGCGCCCACTATGGAACTGGTAGCCTTCAAATCAGTAGTATTTATCAACGCCAATCGCAAGCTGCGGGGACTTAAATTATGAGTGCAATGTCAGATTACCTTGAGAACGAAATTCTCGACCATATCCTTGGAACCGGCGCATATACAATGCCATCCACTGTCTATGTTGGCCTGTCCACTGGATCGTTTAACGACGACAACAGCGGCACTGAGCTAACCGGCAACAACTATGCGCGTGAGAGCGCCACATTTAGCGTGGCGGCCTCAGGCACAACAAGTAACAGCGGCGCAATTGAGTTTAACCCTGCAACAGGTTCTGCTTGGGGGTTAGTTTCACATTTCGGCATTTTTGATGCGCTATCCGGCGGCAATCTTCTTATTCACGGATCGTTTACTACCGCGAAGCAAATCGACGTTGGTGACATTCTGAAAATTGCGATTGGTGACCTAGACGTAACTGCGGCTTAGGTGTAGCTGATGGCTACGCTAGAGGAACTAGATAGCTGGGGAAGCCTAGACAGTCTCGACCAATTTGGTAATCTTGAGCAGCTAGACGCGCTCGACTTTACCTTGGCGACTGCTAGTGCCAGCGTGGCCGCGACAGCAAGCTCCTCGCTGACAAAGATACGCACAATAATTGCGGCTGTATCTTTGTCAGCGTCATCTTCTGCAAGCGCCAGCAGGATTTTGGCTTTCGCCGCGTCTGTGACAGGCGCTGCCGCAGTTGACGCAACCATAACATTTATACGGCAGGTGTCGGCGGCAGTAAGCGTCGCTATCACAGGATCTGCTGAATTGAGTAGGTTGTTTCAAGTAAACGCATCAGGGGCTGTTGCGGTTACATCTAGCGGCAATTACAATATGGTGTTTACAGCCTCAGGTCAGGTAGATACATCTGTGTCGGCATCTGCATACCCAACCGGCACATTTGTTATGGCGGCAAGCCCAAGCATTACCGCATCGACAACAGTTAGTGGTAAGATACTTGGCGAGGCTTGGTCAGATGAGGCAGACACGGCAGCGACTTGGACTGACACTGTTGATGTTTCAGCTATCTGGACGACCCAGACAAGCGCAACCGGAGTTTGGTTAGGACAATGATACAGTTTGGCGAATGGCTACCCGATCAGCCGGATTACTCAAATACCGGAGTTACTGAGGCTACAAATGTAATTCCTGCGGCCAGCGGATATCGCAGCTTGCCGGATTTTGAGGAATACTCAAATGCCGCGTCTAGCACAATATTAAACATTTTTGCGGTCAAGCAAAATGACGGCTCCGCCAAGCTGTTCGCTGGCGACAGCGCAAAATTGTATTCTTTTAACGCTAGTACAAACAACCTCGACGATATTAGCAAGGCAGGAACACCAGCCTATGATTTGGATAGTGCAGAGCGTTGGCGCTTCGTTCAGTTTGGCGACACGGTTATTGCGTCTGGCGGCATTGGCGAGGAGCTGCAAAAGTTTCAGCTTGGCACTGATACTGTGTTTTCAAACCTGTCCGGCACCCCGCCAAAGGCTGATTTCATTGCTGTCGTTCGCGATTTCGTTTGGGTGGCCAATATCGACACCGGCTCAGGGCGTGTGCCGTATAAGGCTTACTGGTCAGGCTTTAACGACCCGACAAGCTGGACGGCTGGGGTAGATCAGTCTGACTTTCAAGATATACCAGATGCAGGCGCAATTACCGGAATGGTCGGGGGAGAATACTGCACCATCTTGATGGAGCGAGCCATTGTTCGCGCCACTTACACAGGGCCACCGCTAATCTGGCAGTTTGACAAAGTCGAGACTGCTAGGGGCTGTCAGGTTTCCGGTTCTGTTTGTAATGTTGGGCATATGGTCTTTTATCTATCAGATGACGGTTTTTATATGTTTGATGGTTCTAGGTCACAGCCTATAGGGGCGGAAAAAATAAATAGATTTTTCTTAGAGCAAGACTTTAACGTCTCTTTCAAGGACAAAATGACTTCAACCGTAGACCCGCAAAACCAGCTTGCGATTTGGTCGTATGTGTCAAACAGTTCTGTGGACGAGGCTCCTGACAGGCTGCTGATATATAACTATGCTTTAGGTCGTTGGTCTATAGCAAACGTCAAAAACGATTTGGTTGCGCCGTTCTTTACCGCCGGTTACGCGCTTGAGGATTTGGATAATTTAAGCACTAGCATAGACGCCCTGCCCACGTCACTTGATAGTGCGTTGTACAAGGGTGGTAAGTATTTATTTGGCGGTGCATTGGGCAGCAAAATACACTCTTTTTCTGGCGATCCACTTGAAGCCACAATTGTGACTGGCGAGACCGGCTTGGCTATGGGCAACCACAATATAGTTACGCGAATTTATCCATATCACGAGGGCGGCTCAGTCGAGTTGTCCGTCGGACTTAGAGGAACGCACACAGACATTGTGTCTTATACTGCGCCCGGCACAACAAACGCCGCAGGTTTTGTGCCGTTCAGGGCGCAAGACAGATATCACAGGGCTAAAATGGTGCTTACTGGTCAGTGGTCGTATGCACAGGGTATGGATATTGAAGCCAGAAAAGTTGGGCGCAGATGACTGTTGAGCAGCGTAACACTAACTTTCGCACGTTAAATCCTGTTACGGCCACGACACGCGAAGTTGCAGAGGTGCTAAACAGAACCGTTGACGGCGGCCTAAACAGCGTCGGCTACACCACTTTGGTAAACGGCACGACAACCACAACCGTTAGCGATCCTCGGTATGGAGTGCAGAGCGTTGTCTTTTTTACCGGATATAACGAGACACTGGAACACAGTGACCCATTTGTAAAAAGCACAAGCGCAAATGGGTCTATGATAATTGAGCATAAGAACCACGGACACGATGTAGATGTTGCCTACCTTATTATCGGCTGAAGACAAGCTGAAGGAAAAGTTTGAGAAAAACCGCAAATACATTTCGGATGCGCTGGAATATTCTGGCGGCACGCACTCAATAGACGATGTTTACCAAGCCTGCGCGGTTGGTGAGGCACAGTTACATCCGTTGGAAAAGTCGTGTATTATAACCGAAGTTGTTGACTACCCCAGCCTAACCGTGTGCCGAATCTGGCTTGCAGGCGGTGATTTAGATGAGCTGGTAGAGGCTGAGAAGTCTATTGCAGTTTGGGCTAAGGCTCAGGGCTGCGACGCGATGGAGATAAATGGCCGGAAGGGCTGGCAAAGGCAACTGAAAGATTACACCGCCACGTCGGTGGTTTTGACAAAGGAATTGTAAGATGAGCAAAGGCGGTGGTGGAAACACCAGACAAATCACCCAGACAACTTCGGCACCGGCATACGCTCAACCGTTTCTGGAGTACGGCCTGTCTGAGGCTAAAAACATTTATCAGAACAAGCCTAGTTATTACCCCGGTCAGACGACCGTAGGCTTTAGTCCAGAAAGCGAAATGGCACTTGCTGGCACTCGCCAAATGGCGCTGGACGGATCGCCGCTTATTCCGGCTGTGCAAGACGTTGTAATGCAAAACCTTATGGGAACTAATCCTTTAATGTCAGCGGCCTTTCAGCCAGCCGTTCAACAGGTTCAGGCTCAAGCTGCTAAGGCCGGAAGATACGGCTCTGGGTATCAGCAGGGCGCGTTAGGTGCCGCGCTGGCCCCTATGGCCTATCAGGCGCAGCAGGACGCTATTGCTATGGCTCCGGCGGTTCGTGAGTTTGGCTATGCCGATCTGAATACTCTTGCTGGTGTTGGCGGTGCGCGCGAGGCTCAGTCTCAGGCGGAGCTGGCGGCTGACATTGACCGCTATAACTTTGAGCAAAATCAGGATCAACTGGCATTGGCCAACTATATGGCTGCCGTTCAGGGCGGTACTGTTGGCGGGCAAAGCGTTACACCGCAATTCCGAAATCAGGCTGGCAACGCCCTCAGTGGCGCATTAGGTGGGGCGCAGTTAGGCACTATGGCTGGCTTTGACCCAATGACAGGCGCTGTCGTTGGCGGTCTCAGCGGGCTTTTAGGTTAGGGGTTAGGGCATGAGCGTTTACGACAGATTCAACCGACTGCTTCAAGGCAGAGCGACTATGCCGCAGGCAAACATTATGCGTCGGTATCAAACCCCTCAGAGGATGACCCCGCCAATGGCTTTGCCTCGACCTACCCCGCCTCAGTCTCCAATGCTGGCAAACCAAAGACTATCGCCGCTAATGCAGGAAGTTGTGCGCCGCGCTCAGGCGTCTCGCATGACGCCAAGAGCTGGTCAGGTTGGCTTGCCGACCCCTGCAACCGCAGCGGCTGGGCAGCCAGCGGCTGGGATGACATTTGGCCAAAAGCTAATGCAGCCACGCGCTCAGGGCATGTTGGGCGCTGCCGCCGCTGGCTTTGAGGCTTCAGGCTACCAAGACCGCCCGGTCTCGCTCGGTCAGGTTTTAGGCCGTATGGGTACTGCTGGCATGAAGGCTTACACTGCCGCTGAGGATCGCATTGCGGCTCAGAAGGCGGCGTCTCAAAAGTCAGTTATTGACCGGCTATTAGCTGAGGCGCAGTACGCCAAAGCTATGCGGCCTGACACAACTAGCCTTATGAAAAACTTGGCTGCTGCGGGAATTGATCCAAATAGCCCAGAGGGGCAGAAAATCATAATGGATGCGCTAACAAAGCCCGGTACGACAATTATGACAGGTGGTGAGGGCGAGTTTCTAAAAGAAGGCATTAAGGCTGGGTTTGCCACAATCAAAGAAGCGCAGACAGACATCAAAACAGACTCTACATTAGCGCCAAGGGTCATGCAGATTATTGACTTGATAGAGGGTGGCGCTGAAACAGGTAGAATACAGAGTGCCACGATGGGATTGCGGCAACTTGGCAAAGAGCTAGGATTTTTATCGGATGAGCAGGTGAGCAGTTTGCGTGACCAAGAAGTCTTGAGAAGCGCAATGTCTTATATGGTTCCGAGGATGCGTGTCACAGGATCAGGTGCATCATCTGACAGGGATATGGCCTTCTTTGCTCAAGCAGCGCCTATGATGACTAACACACCAGAGGGCAACTTGATAATAGCCAAGATGTTCAAGCAGCTAATGGATTACAACAAAAAGCGCTTGACCTTAATGGGCAAGACTTTGAAGAAAGACAAAAACCTTCTTGGTTTTGAAGAAGCGGCAGACGCAGAACTTGGTGCGTTTTACCAAAGGGCAAAAACCCAAGACGACCTTGATGCTCTTGTTGAAAGCGGAGCCATAAAGGAAGGTGATGTTTTCTATAATGGTCGTGCTGGTGAGTTCCAGATTCTAGGGAGAGACTAAATGGCTTCAAAATACACGCTCTCACCTAAAAAGAAACTTCAGTCTGGCACTGCCCGCACTGGTATGGACATTGCGGCTGATATTGGCCGTGCGGCTGCTCAGGGCATGACGTTTGGCCTCTCAGACGAGATATACGGCGCTTATAAGGCGTTTACGTCTGACAAGTCATACGAAGATGCGGCAAATGAGATACGCGAAGGTTTGGCTAGGTTCAAAGAGACAGACCCAGTCAAAGCATACGGCTTTGAGATATTAGGCTCTTTGTTGACTGGCGGTGCGGGCGCTGCGGCTGCAAAACTAGGCACAAAAGCTGCTGGAACAATCGGCGGCGGCATTTACGGAGCCGCGACCGGAGAAACCCCAGAGGAAAGAATTGTTGGCGGCGCTATAGGCGCACCGCTTGGATTGGCAACTGCGGCTGCCGGTCAGGCGATAAGCCCCAAGATAACAGAGGGCGCACGCGCCTTGATGAAAAAGGGTTATCCCCTGACACCCGGTCAGGCTTTGGGCGGCGTAACCAAATCTATTGAAGAAAAAATATCCCTGCCGTTTGCTCAGGAAATGATCCAAGGCCAGCAGAAAAACGTAATGAAGGCGTTTAATCGCGATATGGTCGAAACTGCCGTCGCACCAATTGGCGCTAAATTGCCCAAAAACCTAGAGGGCGAAGACTTGGTCGAGGCAGCCTCTGAGGCTGTTAGCGACGCTTATGGTAAGGTTGTGCCAAAGCTGTCTATCGACGCCTCTGTGCTGCCAAATAAGGCAACAGAGATAGCTGCAAGAAGGCAGCTAAACGCTGCCGACGCAAAAGAGTTTAACGACATAATAAAGGACTTGGTGCAAAGAAACGTGTCTGGTGGAAAGCTGTCCAAAGAAACCCTTAAAGACGTTGAGACAGATTTAACATCTGAGGTGTTTTCAACAGCTAACAAAGGCGGCAAAGAAGGCAGAATCGGCAGAGCTGTAAAAGAGTTCAGAGACGCCCTAAGAGCTGAAATATCTGCTCAAAACCCAGACGTGCCGGATTTGCAAAACATCAACAAAGCCTTTAGCCAAATGCGCCCAATTGAAAAGGCCAAGGAAAGCGCACTGTCAAAGGCGGGCATGTTTGGGCCGACACAGCTTTTGCGGCAAATGAAAAAGAAGGCACCGACCGACCCAATCAAAGCGGCAGCTAGACAGGCGCGCGAGGTCATTGGCCCAAGCGTGCCATCAAGCGGCTCAGCGGAGAGGCAAGCCCTCTCAGACCTTATACGCGATCCACTCGGCACCGGACTTGGCGTGCCAGCGTCAATATTATTAAGTGGATTATACAGAAACGCGCCGGGTCGTAAGTTGGCAAGAGGTATGATTAAGGCACCGGGCGCTGCACTCAGATACGGAGCGCCAGCAGCAGGCGGCCTACTATCTCAGCAGGTGCCTTCACCCATCAGCTCCGCCCAAGCTGGCGGCAACATCGTCGGCTATGAGACTGTGACGGATCGTCAGGGCAACCCTGTGACGTTTGCCAAGACATCCGACGGACGCGCGGTGCGCGTGCGCTAGATTTATGGTATAAATGGGTAGT